CCTGAATCATATCCAGTACTTTCATGGCTTTTGCTTTGGTGGAATATTCTCCGAGTAAGCAACACCATCCTATATCTCTTCTTGCACTTATTACTCCACCTGAAACTTCGATATTGAGTAAAGATTCAAATGCAATTAAAACTTCCTTGTTCTGACTTCTAATTAACATTCTGCGTCCTCCTGTTTCTTAAAATCCATCTTCAAGTCATAAACAAACTGGCAAAGTTTCTCTGCAATCTCATCTGCATTTTCTACATTTGCAAGCTGTCTGACATACTGCTTGCCACACACAACGCAAGTTAATTTTCTGATTGTTTCCCAAACCTGCCATGCGATAATGGTAGAATCAAAAGCATCCGTCATCAGAGAATCTCTTCCGTTTCCGTTGTTGTCTCTGAACCACTTTTCTCTCGGTGCTTTTAATGTGGTTGCGACGTCTTCTCTGGTAAGACAGCCTTTGTATTTTTCGTCCATGCGCTTTTCCAGTTCGTCCAGAAGTTCTTTCTTTTCCTGTTCTGTCATTCTTATCCCCCTCTATTTAATACTGTCCAGAAATTTCTTAACCGCTTTATTTCCGCATTCACGGCTCGCCTGAGCAACAATCCTGTCAATAATACGTTCTTTGTCCTGATAGATAATCTCTCTGACGCATTCCTTAACAACTGTATCGGTTCTTCTTCTATCTCCCGAATACTCAGATTTATAGTCTCTAGCAACTATATTGAGAATTTCGTTTTTAATTCTTCGTCAGAAATCTCGACTGTTATTTTCATTTTGCGTCCTCCTTGTTTACTCTTTTATTCCATGCTTCAACGAATTCTTTATAATCCCATGTGCCCGGGCAAAATTTTAATCCGCATTCGCAGCGAATACTTATCGGATAACCTCCACTGTCAGGGTCGTAAAAAGATGGCTTCCAATCTCTTTCCGGGATATACATATCTTTGTCTGTATCTATCTCTTTTCCGCAAAACGGACAAGGTTTTAATTTCTCCATTTTCATCCTCACTTTCCCCATGTGAGCAACTGACACGCTATTGTACAGTCATCCATGATTTCTGTATTTATTTATGTGTCAATTCACCATGCTAATTTTGATACAGCCTCGGTTTACCGGGCATTCGTTATTCCTTTCTGTATTTGCCTAAAATTTTCATTATCTTTTCTACGTAATCAGCCATCTCGAGAATATCTTCGTCATCCATCCGTTTCAGCCCATATTTGTTTTCAAACTGATTAAGTTCAAACTCCATATCTTTTACCAGAACGAACTTCTCTGCCAGTTCATTTTCTCTTCTGGCATTTTCATCGTATTCGTAAAACTTTTCGCCTTTTCCATGTTCTTCATATATATCTGTTTCGATCTTGGTTCTTTTTGGAGTGATTCTTGTAATCTTAACCGGAATAATTTTTCTATGTCGGAACGTCGATAACCACCCGCAATTCACCGTTCTGGCAATTCCAACGGTATCTCCTACCTTTAAATCGTCTCTGCTGATTTCTTTTAACTTAATTTTCATTTCTCATCCTCACTTTCATTTAGCCAAATGCTACCTGTCCGTTATTCTGCATGACTTTTCATTTCTCCTGAAAAGCTTAATTCAATTCCCAGTTCTTCCTTGATAGCCTGTACATAATCAATCCATTCAGCTAAGCCCTGGTCGATATAGTCCGAAGCTTTGTCCATGCCTGTCATGAATTTCTGGCATCTTTTCTGACCGAATCCAAATTCATCATGCAGGACAGCTATCGCCATGATCACACAGCATTCAGATACAAGCTGCTTGATCTTCTCAGATGCTTTGTCCAGATCCTTTCTTGCCAGGGAAGTATGTATTCCTGTTACTCCCCTGAATCTGCATTCCTTTTCGAGGGCTTCAAGACCGCCCTCTCTGGTGATTCGTCTGGCGAGGTCAAGACCATCTTCCCTGCCGCGTTCATATTCACGCATTTTGTTCATTTCTTCACCTTTCCGAACCCGTATCCTGTCGGAGCATAGGCTCTATCAGTGCTGGGGTGTGCTGTTTTAAGCAACCCATCATCAATAAGCTGGTTTAAATGTCTCCAGATGGTAGCTCTGCTTGCGTCTACCTTCTCGCAAATCTCGCTGACCGATGGCGCATATCCAACAAGTTTAAAGTAGCTTACTACATACATGTAGATTTCTTTTCTAAGTGCCTGTCCCTGCTCGTATTTATTCTTAGTGTTGTACATTCTTTCTCACTTCCCTCTGTTTGGAATCTAATAACTTATTAAAAGCAACTAGACAATTCTTAATAAACTGTTTATCATTATCATCAGGACACATTTCCGCATACTCTCCAAGTTCTATCAGACGATCAGTAGCCTGCTTAGAATATTCGTCTGTAAGTTCGGCTGAATAGAAATCTTTTATAGCTTTCCAAAATTCAGTCATAAATTTTTGAATATACGGAATATCCTTTGCTTCTACTTTTATTTTTATCATCTCCTTTGAGTATTGTATACAATATACTGTATACGCTCTATTTAATTTTATTTTATAAATATAATATATTTATATTATTTTAATATAAGTAACCTTTGTTAACCGTAAAGTAACCGTACTAAATTACGTAAACCATTGATTTTACTGGTAGGTAACCGGGTAACCGAGTAACCCTGACTTCCTCATATAGGGAAACTTTTATACTCAATATGCACATATAAATACTCGTATATATATATGCAGAATCAAAGGTTACCTAGGTTACCCGGTTACCTTTTGGACGAATTGTTTGTTAATCAAACACAATATCGTCCGTAATCTCAAAATTATCATTACAATTAACAAATCCTTTTGGAATTTCATCCACAATTTTCAAAAACACACATTTGGTAACAATTCCGTCAAGTTTTTTTGCTTTGGTCGGATAACCCCTGCTGTCGGTTTCCACAAGTCCCTTCTTGACAGCCCATGACAAGAATGCCTTTCTGGAAAATTTTCCGATTTTGCATAAATCATCAAACGCTGCGCTATAGATTATTGCAGTTGACGTTTTTTCTACCGGATCATTGTCGATAATTCCCCATCTTTCCGTTTTTACATCCGGGTTATCATCGAATTTAATTCCATTCATGGCAATCTTATCAAGCACGAACCAGTAAGCGCGTTCGTTTTCAGATACCATTTCTTTCTCTGTCAGAAGATTCTTAGCCGTCTCAATGTCAATGTACTGGCCATCATGGAACAGCTGATCTGTTGCGATTTTATCTGCTGTCAAGATAATGCTCATTGATATACTCTGCTTCTGCATTTTATCATCATCCTGTATAAGGCTCTGAAAATGCTTCTGCATGGCTTTTATATCGTCAATGGACATTTCCTTAACTACATTTACAAAATCGATTCCTGCGTACCCGTAGTTCTTTTTAAGTGTATCTGCAGTAAGCTGCGGATCATCGAATATCTTTTCAGAGCACTCAACCTCAATAATTCGGTTAATTGCTCCACCTTGGCTGACATATCCTGCAAGCGGTCGTTCACCATTGGTCAGAATGCAGTTCTGCCAGCGATTCTCTCGGTTGACACCCAACTCCTTGTTAGAACGACTCTTTCCTTTGCCGGAACACAGGTCGTATACTATACCCTCGAAGTTATCCCTGATCTTGGCAGATACCTTGGAAGTATCATCCAGAATTAGCGGAAGATTGTTAAGCATATCAGACTTTGCTTCCAGAGCCACATCTGTTGTCTTGAAGTCTCCTATGTATCGTGATTCACCCGGATTTGCCCAGACGGAAGCCCCCAACATAAGCGTCACAGTCTTACCACCCTCAGTTTCTCCCCAGAGGTCTACAAAAAATGGAAGGGCACCGACCAGTTTGATCAGAATACTGGCGAAACTTGCAGCTAACATAATTTTCGGCTCTATTCTTCCAGTGGCACGAACCTTCTTCACGTGTTCATACCATTCTGTTCTGCTGCCACCTACGCTGATACTTTCGTATAACTGTCGAAATCTCATATCACCATCAAATACGATATCCTTGTCATAGGGTAAGAAATAATCTCGAATCCACCCGATTTTACTGGAAGAATATTGGATGTTGATATAATCATCATTGGCATTTTCTACGTCTGACAGATACCGGACAAGGAACTTCGCATTCTCAGAAGTCACTGAAATACCAAGCGCGGATAAACCAACAATTTTACTGGCTGATGCAACCATGGTTTTTGGAACAATAACCTCTGACCATTTATTATTCCTCTTATAGATTAACTTTATCTGTTCTTCCCCGGTCTCCAGATTCTTCATTCGTTCGATTGGAAGAATAGGGTGATAACAAGCTATAATATCCGGTGATCCTGGATTCGTATTTGATATTCTGATTCCGTCATCATCCGCTACCCAGTTAAGACACTTCATTCTGTCGTATTCGCAATCAGAGAAGTTCGTCCACTGATCCAGCATAGACAACGTCCTATTGCTTTTCTCTTGCTCAATTATCTGTTTCTGAACCTTGGTGTAGGCTTTTAGTAAATCTTCAAATTTCTTCTTAACTCCAAGTGCTTTTGCCCTGTCCAGAAGCGTCAATGTCAAACGTGCCTTGTAAATCTCATCTTCTTGTTTGAATATCTCATTAAACACTTCTTCTTCCAGAATTGATTCCGATGTGAGTTTATTAATCTGTTCCATTTTCTTTAATCACCTTCTTCCAATCCTGTTATGAATCCATGCTTATATAATGCAAGCTGTAATTTGTTCCATGCTTCACACCAGCCATCTGATAATGGCCTTGCTCTGCCAAGAATAGACCTGTAAAAATCAATATTGGACAAACATTCCTGCAATTCTTCATTCTTCTTCCGTTCTGCTTTCTCTCTCATTTCTTTTTGCTTCTGAGCGTGATATATTGCCATTCTGGACGAAAAATCAGGTTTATGGTATGTTCCGCCAAGAATCTGAAAGGCTGTCTTAAAATCGCAATTATCCATATTCTGAACGAAAGTAAAAATATCTCCTGTCGCGCCACATCCGAAGCAATAGTAGCTGTCTTTGTAAATTTTCATTGAAGCAGTACGGTCACCGGAATGGAATGGGCAGCTGATAAAGCCAGCTCTGTTCGGAATCATTCCGTATCTGGCAAGAACATCTCTCATACTGTTCTGCTGTTTAATTGTTTCTTTGTCCATCCGACAGAATCTCCATTATTCGTTTTCCAGTATTTTTCTTGTCACAAAATAGGAACTCAACGCCATATTTTCTCTGCATTGTGCATAGAATTTTGTACAGCGTATCGCCGTGTATAACTTTCTGTTCTTGCTCAATCCAGATACCATTTTTCTTAACCCGCTTCTTCGCCCTGGGATTCTCCCACCAGAGAACATCGTCCAGCTTTTCGATTCCTTTCCCGTGTTCGCATAAGAAGACAAGTTTTATTCCTGCTTCATTTGCCCGGATAATTTCAGATCGGAATCTTTCATGCTGTTGGCATACATTCCCACATAATTCAGAAAGATTTTGCTTTCGGTCAACAACCAGTCGAGGGTTGTCATAATTCATGTAATCCCCGACGTAGAGCTTTGACACGAACCATTTTTCCCCTGCCTCGTCAAATGCCTTTTTAATGCCATCAATAACTTTCTGATGTTCTCTGCTATCAATCTGTATCAATTAAATGGCATCTCCTCGTCGATACCATCAGGAATGTTCATAAAGCCGTCCGGGTCGGCTTCTGGATTCGGTGCAGGCGATGCTGTCTGTGCCTGTGAAGAACCTTTACTTTCGCCGAATTCGATTTCCTCGACAACGATATCTGTTGTATATACCTTCACGCCGTCTTTATTCGTATAGGATCCTGTCTGGATTCTTCCAGATAAATCTGCTTTCATTCCTTTTCTGAAATATTTTTCGATAAATTCCGCAGACTTTCCAAATGCAACACAATTAAGGAAGTCAGCTTTCTGATCAGAACCCTCTTTTACAAATCTTCTATTGACTGCAATGGAAAATCTTGCGATTGATGTTCCATCATTTGTATATCTGACTTCTGGATCTCTTGTAAATCGTCCTGTAAGAATAACTTTGTTCATTTTTTTATTCCTTTCCACTATGCTGTTTATCGTACTCAATCAACATTTTGAGACATTTTTGCCCTTTTTCTTTCGTGAGTCCTTTCACATCGTCTACCTTGAAACGAGTTTTAATCTGTTCAAACAAGTTAGAACTCGAATATTTGTCAATGATGTTCTGGATGCTCATTACATTTTCTGAAGTAATCATCTCAACAGGTTCTTTTAATTCTGACTTTTTAGCTGCTGTTTTTCCGCTGTTACCTGTATTAGTAGAATCACTGTCTTTGTTATCATCAATGCAGAACAAACCATTCAGTGCATACTTTCTTGCATAAGATGACGCTGCGCCTGTAACCTGGGAAGAATCCATGCCTTTTTTTGACTCTTCTTCTCTTGCATAAGCAACAGTTGTAATCTCGCCAGTATCTTCGCAGTCGTTCAAATGAGCTTCTGCTCTGACATATATTCTATCCCCGACAACTTCCATACAATCTGTGACGCTTAACACAGTCTTTGTTTCTGTCAGAAGCGGTTTTACAGCCTCCAGAATATCCTCGCAGCTTCTGTATTTGTATTTCCCGAAGGAATTGTACTGTCCTTTAGGGGCTTTCAGCTTTGACTGAATAATACCTAACTTCTCATATATATTCACTTCTATTCCTCCTTGTCATAAACCACATGTTTGCTTCCTTCAATAATCAGCAAACTTGCGATATCTTTCATTGATAAGGTTGATTCGTTATAGATTTCAACCAGTGCATTGTAAGCACCTGTTGATACTTTCACAACCGGGTTATCCTTATCGGTTGCCGGTTGCTTCTTCCTTGCCGGAATACGGATTTCAAATTCGCTCATTAGCGTCCTCCTCTTCTGATAAAGCGAATAACGCATCTAAGCGTTCGCCCATATTCATTTCTGAACCAAAATAAACTAAATCATTGTATTTCTCTTCATTTTCCAATGTTATCTTCATGCCAATTATTTCTATTATTGTTTTGCTGATTTTGGGGCTGATATCACATATTACTGGCACTTCCTCAAAATCTTCATCTTCTCTACAATTTTCAGGACAAATTGAAAGCTCGATTTTTATTCCATTGTAAACATTACTAACTGTAAAATTCTTTCTTGAAGAAAATTCATTATAGGCTTTCATAGCTGAATCTTCTGCTTCTAAAAGCATTCTGACAATCTTTCTCTTATCCATTGATACTTTCCTCCTTATACGATTTCTGAGTCGTTAAAAGCCCATTTAGAGCCTGTACATAGTTCGCCAATGTTCTTGCCTTGTATGATTCTTCAATGGGATTATCCGGGACTGTGGCAAGTTGTATGTCGATTAATCTCAACACTTCCTGAATGCGTTCATCCATACTTACACCGCCTTAAAAAAGCAATAAAGGTTATCTGATGCATCTCCGAACTTCTCTCCGTCGATATCTTCGGCTTTGTGGTATTCGATATGGTCCAGTGACATATCGCAGTTTTCATAATCCAATATGTGATCCCCTCTGGACTGAAGCTCTCTGAGCAATTCGTTAATACATCCTGCTATCTCCAGACTGGGAAGAAGCTTCATAATTGCTATCTGTTTACTCATTTGGACACTTCCCATCTATCAGAAGTTCTAACAAGAAAGCTTTGATTATTCTGAGGCTTTCACGACTTTCTTTCTCATAAAATGGGTTAAAAGATACGTTTTGGTACAAATCCCATTTAAATTTGTCTTTGAGAAGGAGAACATCTTCTTCCCTTTTAACCCCTCTTACTCCCAAACCGTAGCCCGAAAAATCAAAGGTGATATTTGCTGTCGGAACTTCGTTCACAACTCTTTTGCATAATCCATATATTTCATCAATCTCTTTCTCGAACATCTTCTTATCCTCCTTATTTTCTACTGCCAGTCTGCTTTCATCTGGCGTACTGCCCATGCTGCCGAGATACCGAAAAAAATATTCAACCAGATAGGTATATCCACATATTTCCCGGCAAGCATACAAACAGCAATTAGCATATATTCTTTCATTTTATTTCATTTCTCCTGCAATCCACGCAAGGTTGCTTGCCACCAGTGCGGCAACTGTCACAATCCATGCAGTGAACCATCTTTTTGACTTTTTCTTGCTTTCTTCGACAATTTCAGTCGCAAGTGCTACTTCAATGTCAGCCCATGTAAGCTGGCTTTCGTTTTTAATTTCACTCATATCTAGCTAATTTCTCCTTATTTTTTCTTATTTGTCTTTACAATTAGCAGATAGAGAACTATAATGTATCTATCCACTAAGGCATTTTAGTGGTGCAAAGCTCCGGGGTGGAGGTTTCGGCTCCCTCCGGGGCACTCACTTATTGAGAGCCTCTTTGCCTTTCCAGACATGACCAGTTACTTCATAAACCTTTCTGGGACTTATGATATATGTGATTCGGCCACCGGAAAGGTTTTTTGCTGGCTTGTTATTCTGCACAGCCACACCGATTGGCAACCATCCGTACACAATCCCTGCCCGGATTGCTGTAATAGGAAGTCCGATCAGTTGACTCGCATCGGCTACAGTCATATTCTCTGAAGAGAACTCCGGCATCTGTGGAATGCCTGATATAATTCTCGCAACCTCTGCGGCGAACTGATGAATCTGTGCATTCTGCTCTACGTAATTATCAACTGCACTCATATAAACCTCTTTTCTAACTGATACTCATTTGAGCGTTACAGTCACGTATCATCATTACTGTATTGGTGCATGGATGCCAATTTCTGACATATTCCATAGATTCTTCAAATCTCAGCTTAGGAATGTTATTGCGGGCATTTACTGTGAAGTAAGTCTTTATATCCCTGTTGCATTCAGCAAATACTTTCTTGCCAATTTCCTTGTAAGCATTTGATTCTTTCCCACCAAGGTGAGCAATTACGACACTTGACACTAAGTCCCTAATAGCTTCCTGCTGTGCATAGTCAATAGTCATGGTGTTTTCAAGTCTGTTAAGCCGTTCTTCGTGATCTAAGAATCCTGTCGCAATAACCTGTATCTGTTCAACTGTCGTCAGTGGTTTCCGGTATGAGCCTGTCTTTCTGATTGTCGGAAGAACTTCATCCATAACCCATGATTCAAATTTCTCTGCCGATGGAAGTTTCGATTTCATAATCAATCGGTACAAATCTCCCTCATTTATGTATGACATTGACTGAATACCACTAGATGTAGGGGTGTCGCGTTTCACGACTCCCTTGCAATGCCTTGATACGGCATCTCTGGGATTGTTATATCCAAGAGCTTTGGCAACATCAGTGCCAACAAAGTACGGTTTACCGTCAATTTCTGCTGTTCGGATGTCCCCGAACTCTTCTGAATTAAAAATCTGTAATTCGTTCATGTTTCTCCTTTCTAATTTGAATTAACTACTTCTTTCTTATCTGATTTTTTCTCCAGATTATTCTCGGAAAAGCTTTCCGTCTTACCGAGAATATATCCTTTGTCAAATTCTGACATATTAGGAATCGCTTCTTTCAGCTTTTCAACGATTCTTTTTTCTTTTTCTGACATATGCGCACCTCTTTTCTTGTGATATACTCTCCTGTAAAGGAGGTGTTCATTTGATAACAAGATATCAATATAAAATATTGAAAAAAGCTTTAAGAAATTGTGGATTTACTCCTAGTAATCAGCGTGAAGCAGATGCTTGCAGATACCTTTTCAGTAAAAAGTGCTTTATGCGTTCAAGGTCGCAAGACCACGCATATGAAATCACACAAGCGGGTGAAGTCGCCATGAAAGCATATTTTCAAGATATATCCAGATTTTGGATAACAACTATTCTGTCAATCATTGCGCTGATTACCAGTCTTTTCTCAATTTCTATACAAGCAGAGCCACTATTGCAATTATTAGAGAAACTATTGCAATAACTCCCAATACATGTGTATCGGTAGACAATGAATCTACATAATGCGAATACATCTGCAAAGTTTCTTTCACTGTAAATTCAACGTCTACCTGTTCACATGGTTCTTTCTCAAAGATACAGTCCATATCTACTGCCCCGCCAAACGGAATAGGCTCATCTGGAGGAACAATCCTTCTTTCTGGCATCTTTAAATCACCTTTTTCACCTGTCAGAACTGCTTTCTTGATTTTGTTTGTCTGGTCTTGCAAATCCCAGATACGATTCCACAGGTCAGAAATTGTTTTGTCGATTTCTTTTTTCTTGCGCTTCACTGTTTTTTTCACCTCCTTTGTTGTACTTTGTACACTCTTAATATAATACTATGTACAACTTTTGTCAAGCACTATTTTTGTACATTGTACAATTTTTAATATTTACTTTTTTAATTATGTGGTGTATAATCTTATTTGAAAGGAGGTGTACGAATTGAAAAACAGAATAAAGCAAATAAGAAATTCTAATCCTAATTGGAAGAGTCAAGATTTATTTGCAAGCTTTTTGGGAATACCAAAGGCAAATTTATCCAGTTATGAAACTGGAAGAAGAACTCCTACAGACGCAGTAATTCAATTAATCTGTGAGAAATGTTCTGTAAACGAAGAATGGCTAAGAAATGGAACTGGAGAAATGTTTCAGCCAGAGAATAAAAACGATGAAATTTCTAAGTTGTTCGGAAATGTTCTAAAGTCTAGTGATGATGATTTTAAATACCGTCTCATCAATGCTCTAGCAAAGCTAGATGATTCTGGATGGGATAACTTAGAAAAACTCCTAGACACGATTTACGAAAAGAAATGAGAAAATAGCCAAGGGCAATGCGCAAACCCTTGGCTTTTCTTTTTAACCGATTAATGTTTTTATGAAAATGTATATTGACCTCAGCCAACATCTGTTTTCTATCTTTTGTATCATTTCAATAATTTCCTTCTTATAATCCATAAATAACCCTCCCTGTCGCAACTACCGCCTACGCTACAGTATATGTTCGGCTGTGGGAAATAGAACCGAACATTAGTTCGCTTTTGCTATTATACCACCTATTCCGACTCTTGGCAACTGCCAATGATATACATGAACTCTCACTATTTTATAGAAAAAAACATTTCTTTTTCATTTAAATCACTCTATTTCGTTCTAAATCTTTACAATATGCTCTTAAAATGATAAAATAAAAATACCACATATAACCGTACTTTACATAATATTGCAAAATCAGCGGTACAAAATACATAATCCGCATGAAAAGTGCGAAGTGTGGCGAATAAAGCTATTAGGAGGAGCAATTCTATGAGTAAGAAAAAGGGCGGAAAACTTAAATGGGTAGTTTTAGCAGTTGTCGCTGTTGGTATTATTGGTGCCGTTGGTGGAAATTCGGATTCAAACACCACGTCTTCTTCCAGTACATCCGCAAAGACGGAATCTGCAAAAGAAGTTGATACGCCTACACCAATTGAATACACAGCCGTATCAGTCAATGATATGATGTCCGATCTTGACAGCAATGCAATGGGTGCATCTGATAAATACAAAGGCAAATATCTTGAGATCACCGGAAAGCTCAGCAACATTGATGCAGCCGGAAAATATATTGACCTTATGGCTGATGGAGATTTTGAGATTATCGGAGTCCAGTGTTATATCAAAAACGACGACCAAAAATCCAAAATAGCATCCATGTCAAAGGGAGACACCGTTACTTTAAAAGGAAAATGCACAGACGTTGGAGAAGTTCTTGGATATTCTCTTGACATTGAAGAAATAGAATAAAATAAAAAACCGCCCCGGCATTGGCGTACCGGGACGGCGTTTATACATCTCCGAAGAGATGCTATACTCTGGTCAAAACATATTGTATCATCTTCGGAGCAGTCGAACAAGACAGAAAATTTGTTCGGCTGTTATTTTTATACCTAAAACAGCTATAAAGAAAAGAGGAATAAAAATGGCGAAGAAAAGAAAGAAATATCCAAAATTGCCGAATAACTTCGGCTCTATTCGGTATCTTGGCAAGAATCGAAGAAACTGCTATGCAGTGCACCCACCGGCTACACTGGATGCAACCGGAAAGGTGGTCCGTCCACCGGCGATCTGCTACGTTGATGACTGGCTGAAAGGATTCTCTATTCTGACAGCTTACAAAGCCGGCACGTATCAACCCGGCATGGAGCGGACTCTTGAAGTATCCCCTACGACCGACATAGATGCTCTTATAAGCCGCTTAATTGCCGACTACAATACAATCAAGGGCGTAGAGGATAAACATCCGGAAATCAAGAAATTGACGTTTTCAGAGGTATATGAGAAGTTTTACGCATGGAAGTTTCCAGAGGGCTCAAAACTTTCTTATAGCTCAAAAATAGCTTACCAGACCGCTTACTCAAACTGCACGGCTCTGTATAATCGTATCTTTGAGGATTTAAAAGCGCCTGATCTGCAAAAGGTAATTGATGACTGCCCGTTAAAGCGTCAGAGTCTCATGGCGATTCTTACGCTGTTCAAGCAGATGTACAAATATGCAGTTTATTCAGAAATCGTAACGGAAAATAAGGCATTATATGTCCATGTCAATGCTGATAATGACACCGAACACGGAACACCATTTTCTGATCAGGAGATGCAGGTGCTGTGGAATAATACCAACGATCCAGAAGTGCAGCTCATTCTTATTATGTGTTACTCTGGTTGGCGGATCGGGGAAGTGCTAAAACTTACAACCAACCTGGAAGAGAAATACTTCCAAGGTGGAATCAAAACAAAAGCCGGTAAAAACAGAATTGTTCCGATACATCCTGCCATATACCATTTTGCTGAACAGAAAGTGCTGGCACAAGATGGAAAACTATGTGTATATACTCAGCAACACCATAGAAAAGCGTTGTTCTATCCTACACTGGAACGTTTGGGAATAGTCGGAAATCCGAAACACACGCCGCACGATTGTCGACATACCTTTTCTGCGCTGTGTGAAAAATACGGTGTCCGGGAGAATGACCGAAAGCGAATGCTCGGCCACTCTTTTGGTGGAGATGTTACAAACGCTGTGTACGGCCACAGAACACTGGAAGAACTCCGGACAGAAATAGAAAAGATAAAAGTTCCATTTGTGACTAACTGTGACTAACGGAACCCATTTTAATCTTTCTAAAACAACCGAAATATCATTATCGAAATGCCGGAAACCCTATTAAAATCAACGTTTTCAGCGATTTTGCAAGGATTTCCTTCATTTCATTTTCATTATTCTAATTTTATTGATTGTGACTAACAAATAGAATTTAGAAAATTGCACAAATGCCTGTAAATACAGTGTTTTTGGCACTATTATATTAGGAAACAATATTTTTATTTGTGACTAACGTGTGACTAACGATAACAGTCTAAAACTTCCGAAATGATACAAAATATGTTTATAAATAAAGTTCCCGGGGAATTAACCCCGGGATGTTTTTATATGGCAATCAAATCTTTCCAAGTAGCAGATCCGCAAATACCATCCACTTCCAGAACTTCTTTTCTGGATTCCTGATAAGCTTTCAGAGCGTAAATCGTGTTTGCATCTGCTGTCCATGTAAGTTTCAGGGCTTTGCCGTTTTTGCCTTTAAAGCCTCTGGCTCTTAATATTTCCTGTAAGAGAAGCACAGATGTATTTTTGTCTCCTGCTTTTACTGTCTCTGGATTAAACATATATTTCTCTCCTGCTTGTGCGGTATTAGGCAATGCATTTTCAGATTTTGCGGGTACAGATGCATCAGATGCAATACTATAATCCGGTGTACAGAACTTAGTTCCGGGCATCTGGCTGTTAAGATAACTCTTTGCACAGACACCGCCGCCATTTGCAATAATTCCAGATGCGCCAGAAGTATTTCCCTCGATGGTATAGAACCTGTCTCCGATTACGGCCGTTACGATGCCGGTATGAGTGAAAGTTCCATTATGATAAAAAATTACAATATCACCGATCTTTGGATTAGCGTTCCTTGTAAATAAATTACCAAGTGTTGGGCAGTAAACATAGGGCCAGTGTTTCAACAGTTTCTTTGCTTTTTCCTGTCCGAATGCTTCCATAAAACACCAACTCACGAATGCTGCGCACCAAGGCTGTCCTTGATATGATGGCTTAATGTCTCGCCAATACTTCGTATAGTTGTTCGAACCGGCGTTTGCAGTCTTACTGTCGAGCTGACTATTGCTCTTCTTTTCAAGGTATCCAATCTCATTTTTTGCAATGAGAATCACTTTTTCAATAGCTTTATCCATTGCAGAAACCTCCTCTTTGTAATCCTTATAGAATACATCCATGTCAACGTTACCACTAATGCCGGATACTTTTCCTCTACTGGAATACTGCCAGCCTACACCAACAGATGGACGCAATCTTTCCTGTACAGAGCCATTATCACTAGCCGGATAACGAGCAATCCAGCAATCGTACTTTTTCAGGGTGTCTGACAGAACGTTATTGTACCAATCAAGATTGCAGTAGATACCGACCTTATAACCGGCTTTTTTGATTCTGGTCAGAAATGCTACTGCAATGTTCTCAATCGCCTGTTTTCCAAGGTTTTTCTGCTGACTCCATTCAAGGTCGTAGAAGATTGGAAAGTCCATTCCGCGTCCGCCAAGAACAGAAATTACGCTCTCAGCTTCATCAATTGCCTGTGCCGGTGTCAGAGCGTAACTGTATTTATATCCGCCGACAAGGATTCCATTTGACTTGCATCCTTTGTAGTTATGCTCAAAAGAGGAATCAGTTCCAGATTTTTGATGGATTCTCAATATTGCAAACTTAATTTCAGAATTCGATACTTTCGCCCAGTCTGGCTTACTCTGATAAGATGATACGTCAATTCCTTTAATTTCCATATTTTCTCCCTTGCACGTATTTTATTTCACTATTCCTGGTTTTGATTCTGTTACTGTCCCGTCCTCATTCAGTACATAGCCATCCTTTTGAAGTCTTTCAATTACCTTCTTATTCCACAGTTCAGGAACATCTGTCCATTTTTTCAGCCCATTGATTATTCGCTCTTCAAAAAATTTAACCATTATTTTCACCTCCGATTGTCGAAACTAATGTAGCCAGTTCGTCCAAAGCCGAATCATGCGTTGATACAAGTTCAGCCAGACCGTCGATACCATCACCATTAATTAGAATCTTGCGATTAGATTCCGCATTAAGCATCCGCATCACAATGTCTAACTTTTCAGACATCTCATTCAGCCTGTTTGAAACTCGATTGATGGCTTTGTAGATGTTCACAATTTCTTTTTTATCCACAATTATCATCTCCTTTGATTGATTGAATATAATACCGCAAATCCTTTTAACCGCCTTACGGCGGTAGATGGGATTTGCTAGGATTTTAGATACATAAGCAAGGGGCAATGCCATAAGCGCCACTGGCATAGTCGGTGATCTCACTCCCGTATAAGTTCACATAACAGAAGGAATTGCTGTTGCTAGAGCGAGGCGAACGTGTCCAATACTGGCCAGATACATAGGCACTACTATAACATGGTTTCTTATATCTGTTTGCAGTCGCATTCTTGAAATATTGATACTGTTTTCCTTCTCCTGCAAAAGAATACGTTGTACTGCCAAAAATCTCAATTTCAGAAGGTAAAAACGCATAGTCGTTAGATGTTTTAATTGTGTTACTTTGGCTACCTTCCGAAGTCAGTTTTCTAACTTGTTTCATCATATTCTGAATATAAGTAGGTAAACATTTCTTGTACACATTATTGCACCATGTATGCCTATCGCAGTACCCCCAACCACCGCTATTCGTGTCTGAACTGTTCATATAACCACATTCATGTGATGTATTATAAGAACTATTATATTCTGTCGTAGTGTCTAAATACAGCATACGTTCTGTCTGAATTGTAATAGCAGCTTTGGTCTTGCCATTGATAGCAGTCACTAAATCATCATGTTCGATTCCGATAATTACATAAACGTAATCATTCGCTTTGTGCGACTCACTTACGCCCGTTGCAGCCATTGCGTTGTGATGGATTGTTCTCTTGTCACCAACCGCCCAATAATCACCAATGTTGATTTTACCTGCGTAATGTGCTTCAATCATCTTTTCAATTTCCGCATCTGTTCCATCAGCAAATGCGACAATCTTTAAATCCTCTGGCTCTCCGAGGAGTCTGTTTCCTGCATCGTAGTTGTATACGCCATCGGTAGAATATGGGAACAGTGCGAAGTAATATTTCTTGCCATTTGTCAGCCCTGTGACTGTATATCCTGCGGTTTTGTATTTGTCACGAACTGTATTATCAACCACAAGCGTTCCGTCATCTGGGTTTGCAGGATAACCTGTTTCTTTCATGACTAATTTTGTGCCAGCCCATGTGGAGAATGTTGAACCGCTAATCACAGTATCTTCAGGGTCTTGCCACTTGATCGTGACGGATGCGTTTGCATTTTTAATAGTTGGATTGTTTACGGGCTTGGGAGTAACGGTTGCGCCACCGCTTTTTGCGTGGAGCGTTCCGTCTGCATCTATGAATGTTGTCTTGCCATCAGGTTTGACCTTACCAAGAGTTTCGGTTGTAGCAATCGGGACAGTCGCATCACTTCCTTTGTCTCCCTTAGGACCTTTGATGTTTACTGTTTCAGGATTGGCAACTCCATCAGCATTACTCCAGCTCAAATTTCCGTCGGTGTCTACGTCTGGCACGAATGTAGTGCCCTTGTCTCCTTTAGGCCCGGCATCTCCAGTCTCTCCCTTTTCTCCTTGTGGTCCAACATCTCCTTTTGCGCCTGTATCACCTTTCGGCCCGGTAATATTTACTGTCTGGGGGTTTTCAAGTCCTCCGTCATTACTCCAGCTTATATTTCCTTTGCTGTCTACAACAGGAGTAAATGTGATTCCTCGCGCGCCAGTATCTCCCTGCTCACCTTTTGGGCCAACTGGGCCTTGTTCACCTTGCGGCCCAGTATCGCCTTTTAGACCCTGCGCTCCTTGCTCTCCTTTTTCTCCTGGGTCTCCTTTTATGCCCTGCGGCCCTGGGTCACCCTTTGGCCCTTGCGGACCAACTGGTCCCTGTGGACCTTGCGGCCCTTGAATCTTGCCAGCATTGTTCCAATTCGTGCCGTCAAAAACCCACATTTCTCCATTTATTAAATACGCGTCGTTCTTCTCTGCACTCAGGGGGAGGTCTGCCTCAGATTCTTTTGTGCCAAGGATATTAAGAGATGTTCCATCATTTCCTTGCTCACCTTTTTCTCCTCGTGGACCCTGCGGACCCACTGGTCCGACATCTCCTTTATCACCTTTTGGACCCTGCGGCCCTTGAGGCCCTATAATATTTCCAACATTTTCACTATCGCCATCTGAAAATGTTATTGTCAAATTTCCATTTGTGTCGATACTAACCGCCGTGATAGAGATGCCCCTTAGCGATTCTTTCTGCTCAGGTGTCAGCGATTCAAATGCTACGGTGCCATCCACGCCCTTTTCTCCCGGGTCACCTTTATCTCCTTTTTCACCTTTTGGACCCTGTGGACCAGTAGGACCCTCTGCGCCTTTTTCTCCTCGCTCTCCTTTTTCACCTTTGGGTCCTTGTGGACCAACAAATTCTCCGGCATTCACCATCTCTGAAATATCCTCAATGGAACACAAACGCCTTACATCATTAGCTGCAAACGCAATATACAAAGCTTTACCAGATGGAACGGACGGGTCATTGCCAAGAATCGCAACGGGCTCTCCGGGACGAATTTTTGACGTATCAAAATCGGCATACATACCGCGCCGGAATTGTATTGTATATGTATCAGCCATATTAGACTTACCTCCTTATGAAAGGAAATTATTCCTTATGTAATTCTTTACAGAATCAAGATTTTTCTGCACATTGTCATCCATTATAAGGAAATTGCCTTTATTGTTCTGACTGATAATACTTCCTGTATTCTCATCTACTTCTGAATATGTATATGCAATTCGACTTCCTTCTCCAGTGCTAAGATTCATAAAACTTGTTAAAATCTTTTTCATGATATTACCTCCATCTGATTGATAATGCTTAATCTGTCGTTAATAAGCTCTGATTCATAATCTGGTTCCAAGACCTCTGCTTCTTCTGACTCATAATTTGGTTCCGGGATTTCTATATCTCTTGCGTCTGTATAGGCCGTATCTCCCGGGTCAGTAAATCGCATATGTTCATATTCGACTTGTCTTGCTTTGATTTCGAACGAAAATTTAAGTCCCGGAGTTCCTTTTACAATAAAATAATTCTGCTCTTTCTCAGCTATCCAGCAGTCGCCCTCTCCTTCTCTTTGCAAGAACACATAATATTTAATGCCGACATTTGCAGATTCCTGAAAGATATCATCTATGTCAATCATACAAGTTCCGTCATCCGATATTACAGACTCACCGATATCTCCAAAGAATGGGGTTGGCATTTCATAGCAGTAAAAGAGCTGTTCATCATAGTCTATCGTCGAAACTGATCTTGATTTTGTCCCACTTACTTTCAACTTTCCTCTGATAGAAGCATCTGCAAGGTCCGTTCCTGTTCCGACGCTATAGAAATGACCACTGGCTTCTACATGTGTACCTGCTGTAACTTTTTTTGATGCCGAAACGCTGTCTGCCGAAACGCTTTTATTAAACGAGGCTGAACTTGCATGTACGGTTCCTGTATAAAGATTGATTCCTCTAATTCGTGTTCCATACAACGTGCCGTACCCCGGCACATATACTCCTGTATTCGTCTCTGAATAGATTTCTCCACCCGAAGCGTCTAACACTACTTGTCCATACGTGCCACTTGCCGAAAGCTTCTGGTAGTCAACTTCCCATCCTGCTAATTCGCCTGTATTAATATAATCAGCATTCATGTACACATTGCCATTTGATAGATACAGGCCTTTATTACTACTGTTATCACTTAGCACATCAATAATCTCTTGTTTAGACATCTTTCCTATATCAAGATTACTAAGCGCATTGTCTGTATAATTTTTTGCATTCGACAGCGCTGTTGAAGCCTTGTTCTCAGCAATACTGTATATCGTATCGCCATTTGCTAACACGAATGTATTAGGCCTGAGCGTAACATTTCCGTAGTTATCAATCGCAAATGTTGACGTTCCAGAACTGTTTGTAACGTTGATGTTCTTCAGATTAATCAAATCAGCTGAAATCTGACCTGATTTAATATAAGAAGCGTTTATATACAGATGTCCGTTCTGCATATAAATTCCCTCTTGTTTGCCATTGTCTGTCAGAGCATTAAAAACTCTTTCGAAATTGACAATTTTTTTAGCATCCAGTTCCTGCCAAGTACCATCAGTCCCAGAAAACATATATACCTGGCTTGTAGAGAAGTTCATGAATATCGAGCCGTCATGCTTTTTATATTCTTCGCTTTTCCACTCAGATGCTGGATAATTCTGCAATGTTGGCACATACGTGCCATAATAGTTCGGGATAGTCACATTATTTTGAACTGTCCCATCCACAACATCCTTGGCGATCTGTTCAATAGTTCTACTTTTTAGCGTAAAGTTTTCAACTTCTAATGTGACAGTACCCGTGTCAGCATCTATTCTTAATGTCGTATTCCCGTTATTATCTTTCGCTGTGAAGCCTCTTGTATTAATCCACTCTGATTGAATACCGATGGCATAGAGAATATTCAGAACGGCATCTCCATTACTATCAAAGCCGGCTTTCCATGTCTGACCGCCGTCTACTGACAAGAAGAATCCATCAGCACTTGTTTTATAAATTACTTTAGAATCAGCAAGTGTAGGCTTATCATGCCGGTACGTAATTACGGAACCATCTTCTTGTGCTTCCTCTGTATAGAAGAAACCCAGCGTGTTCGCTGCAAGTTCATTCATCTGTTTGAGCTTTACGTCATATGCAGATAGCTTTTTCTCTGTGTCTTTTTTTGCTTGTTCTACCACTGCCTGCTGTCCACCAATAAACTCGCTTGCATCTTCTTCAGCACTCTTTGCGCTACAGCTCCATGATGTTGAGCCACCAAACACAAATTCTACATTAGTTGCAAATGATCTAAAAACACGATTCTTTGTGTCAATAAATTCGACTGGATCGCCGAAAGTGGCGTATCCGTTGGCAATTCCGTCACATGAGAAAGGACGCATTCGCAAACCGATTAATTGATTTCCAATAGCTTCGACTCCTGCCTGTGCATTACCCGACAATAGCTGATTGTCAATAGTAATCACATAGCCGTCCTGGCCTGACATATATTCGGTCTCATCTTCTACATATTTGACACCTGTTACAATAACATCGTCTACGTCATATTGTAGATTCTGAATTGAAAATAACGCGTGATAATCGTTATTGCTTAACGTACCACCATCAATCACGGTCCCTGTTGTCCATGGATTAAGCGTACCGCCATCCAGATTATCGCCACCTGTCCAATTTTTTACTGTTCCGCCATCGTAAATAGTCGTATTGGTAAATGTCTTATCAAACGTAATAATCCTAAGTAAGTCATTTTCGTCGATTCTTGCATTTCCGCCGGCTATCCCGGCACACATTCCGATTACCGTACGATACGTTATGCTAGATGGTGCTTGCCGAATTTGAAAGTTTGAGTTCGGGAACATTGCATCTCCAAGAGTGATTCCACATTGCTGACAGCATTCTGAGAGCAGCTCTTTGACTGTACAAGGAAAAGACAGGTTAGAATCATATGTCTTATCGGCGTTGTGCATTTTATCTAAGAGAGAAAGACTTATTTCACTCGCTGTTGCAGGCTTTTTCGATACAATATAAGTACCTCTCTTTATAGTTTCTATCCTGTCGGATAACTGCACATTGAGAAAGATAACAAACCTTGCGGCATTAAAATTATATCCGTCAAAGTGCCCGTCATCATTTACTAATGATAAGCTTGCCGTTTTTTCGATTGCCACGCCCACTGGGAAGTCCCCAGAATCTGCTGAATCTACGAGACTATTTCCAGACAAGTAAAAGTCTTTTTTGCCTAATTTAAGAGTTGTACCATTTGACAATGTAACATTTGCTGTCACGTAATAATTTCTGTTTATAAGAGATTCTTTTTTTAACTGAGTAGATACATTTATCAAATCGGCTCAATCCTCCTTACATTAATAGACAAATCCGTCCACTTTTCTTCCCCATCTTTCAGAGTTTGCGCAGCCATGTTGAAATTTGATGCGTAGAATGTTCTGTCTACCCATCTTCCCGGAATAGTTGGGTCTTTGTGGTGGAATGTGAATTGACTTTTGTTAAGTACAGTATTTAGTATGGTTGCTATTTCAGCCCACGTAAGTTCACCCCATTGCATGTCATACCCGCCAATTGTCCCCATTGGTGTATTATGCATAATCAAATCCTGACTTCTTTTAGAGTCTTCCGTAGAAGTGGTTGCGAACACCGGCTTATAACTGTCCGGTGCTCTTATAACAACATTGTCTATTTTAAACTGTTCCTGCGCCATATTCTTCTCCTTATGCTAACTCAAATGGGTTCTTCCCGTTCCGGTTTCTTCTCATTTCAGCTTCACTGATAATAATATCTAACAGTTTTCTGCCAGATGCATTAACTGTAACATTGTAGGTATTTCCATCTCCCTGCCCTTTTCCTGACTCTTCCCGGACGATCTGCCGTAATAAGCTTTCCGGTGCTTCCAGGTTATTTCCTTTCTTCTGGTCACCTAATACCGCAAGGAATTCTGACCTTGGCGGAATAACTGCACCACTGGCCAGATATGGGATAGTTCCGATACGTGGAAATGTTGCATGAAATCCAATAGTCTTTGAGCCAAACGGTGTTGGAACAGTCCATGGCCCAAAGGAAAATGCAGATTCAATTCCGCCAATTGCATTATTAATCATCCCAACTGCATTATTAACAATGCTAATTGCCTGATTAATCGGAGCTTTAATAAAATTTACAATGCCTTCAAATGCAGATCTGACTGCATCTCTGGCGGCGTTAAACTTATTAGTGATAGCATTTTTTATCACTTCTACTTTATTGGAAACAAATGTAGTTACGTTTTCCCATGTTTGAGACGTCTTGTTCTTTACGCTGTCCCATACGCCTACAACTTTAGTTTTAATTGCATTAAATACTGTGCTGGCTGTGGATTTAAGAGAGTTCCAAAGGCCAGAAAGGGTCTTTTTAATTGCGTTCCAGATTGTTGAAGTTAATGCCTTAATCGCATTCCAAGCAGTACTTATAATGCTCTTTATTATACTCAGTGCGCCTTTCGTCACAGTTTTAATTACGTCCCATGTGCCAGTTATAATATCCTTAATAAGGCTCCATACTCCATCCGCAATCTCTTTTATTCCCTGCCAAGCCAGTTCCCAGTCTCCAGTGAAAACGCCAACAAGAAAATCAATAATTCCGCTCAGCGTATCTGCTACGTCGCCAATTATTTTAATCAATGATTTTATAACTTTTATTGCTACGGTGCCTACAACGTTAATTATTTCTGCCACGACCGGAAGCAAATTCGCGATTATCCAGTTAATCAAAGGTACTAACACCGACTCCCACAGAAGTTTCAGAGAATCAATGAGTTTTCCGAGGAATGTTTCTATCTTTAAAATCGCGTCCCCTAATGGTCCCTCTAACAGCCCTTTGATTTGTTCCGCCAGTCCTTGTAGCACTGGAAGAATGTATGTGTTATATCCAGTTATCAGAGTTTCAAATATGCTTGATAGTCCATCTGCTATAGAATCAAAGAACGGTTTTACATGTTCATCGTATAACCTCGATATTGCGTCACTAAGGTTTTGAACAACTGTTAAGACCCCGCTTGTTACGGTTTCTATTACTCCGAGGCTACCCTCGATTGCTGACTTCAAAATGTCCTTGTTGTCGATAAAAGGCTGTGCAATCATGTTCAGGATATCTCTGCCAAGTTTTGCAGCCGTTTCTGTAAGAACCATTCCGATTTCAGCAAAGATTCCTATTAAATCTGCTGTAATCTGCTGTGCAGTTTCTCCACCAAAAACTGAGAAAACATCTGCGAAAGCAACTGCAAGATTTCCTGCGATTTGTGAAATTTCAGCACCGATGTTGAACATATCTATCAGATAGTTCTTTATTCTTTGCGTGTTCTGCTTCAAAAACTTCTCGATTCCGCCTATAATGTTTTGCGCAATTGTCAATCCGATCCTGGCGAATGAGCCGGCAACTTGTCCAATTGCATATGCGTATGAATCAAAAAAATTATTTGCTGCTTTGACAACTTCCGGATCAGTGAAGATATCTTTTAAAGATTTCCATATGGAATCAAGGTCTTTCTTTATTCCGTCAAAAATCGGTTCGTAGTCTCCTAACCCATCCCAGAATCCTTTTGCGATTAACTTGGCCAGCTGTTTAAATCTGTCGATTATCTTTTTTAGCGGTTTTGACATTTTATCAAGAACCGTCTCGCCCTCTGCCACTTTTCCGTAATCAACATTTTGTACAGCATCCTTCATCTGATCTGGAAGTCCGCCAGTTGCGCCCGGCACTTTTGATGATGAACCCGTACTTTTGTTCGTTGAATAATTATTTATTTCGTCCAAAGGGCTAAGATATCCCTTTGCGGCCTTAGTGGCTTTCTTAGTTGCATCCGCTGTATTATTTGTCGCATCTGCCAGTTTTTCAGCATTATCGGCAGCTTCTCCGTATTGATCGGCTGTGTCGGCTATTGCATCCGTTCCGGCAAGACCTGCGCCACTCGCACCTGTTTGACCTGATGACTTCTTTCCGGTAATCAATTCCGTAAATGACTTAAAAGCATTTGCCAGAGTTGCAAGCTTTCCAAGCAAGATATTGATAACTTTCAGAACAGGAGTAAAGAGGTTGATTAATCCCTGTCCGACTGTTGCTTTGAGAGATTGCAGCTGTAACTGCATCACTCGCACCTGGTTCGCCCAACTGTCAGATGTTCGGATGAAATCGCCAGATGCGGCAGACAACTGTTTCTGTACAAAAGCCAGACGAAGAGCCACTTTCTCCTGCTCTGTCATTTCAGATGTAGTCTTGCCATAGCCATTAGCCAGTGCGTACTGGTCAAGTGCCGACTGGGTCATTACCACGCCGAGGTCCTTGAGCGTTTCTGTTTCACCTGTAAAGACTGATTTCAGCTTAATATAAGCCAAGTCTTGACTGATATTATAGAATGATGCTACATCGCCAGTCAGCTGTGTCAGAGCTGTTGACATGTCATAAGCCTGCGACTCTGAGAATCCGAACGACTTAGACATTGCCCCGAACGTACCGACATACCTTTTTGCCATTGTCTCTGACAGTCCGGCTGAAGTCATAGCGTTCTTTGCAAATTCATTTACTTTGTCTGACATGGTTGTAAATGTAACATCAACCACGTTCTGCACTTCTGCCAGATTAGAACCAAGTTCTATGCACTCTTTCCCAAACTGGGACAGTTTCCCAATCGCGAACGCTCCGCCAATCAGTACGCCTATTTTTTTTACTGCGCTGCCAAGTCCATTAAATGACTGTTTGATTGCTGACACGCCGTTCTGGACACCGGTTGTATCCATTCTGGTATCAATAATGACTGAGCCATCAGCAGCCATGTGTCCACCTCCTAACTATTTGAGGTTCAACATCTCATTCAGCTTATCTTTATAAGCTTGCTCCTCGTCGCTGAGACGTGTTTTTATATCAATAATATTCTTGTTCTCTTGATAGAATTTCTTCTCCCATTTATCGAGCTTTTCGCCCTTTACCTTTTTTGAACGAATTCCAACTACGGTATTAAAAAGACATTCGCCAGATTCCATGAAGTACCCGAAGAACGTCCACCAGTGCATATAAGGTATGGATCTGATTTCTTTACCGGCAACCTTGTTTACTGCCGGAACGATCATGTCTCCGTCCTGTTCCCAGTCCATCAAACGGGGTTTTGGCCTGCTCGGGTTGTCATCAGCCTGTCCGCAGTCAATAAATTCACACGCTTTCTGACAGGCTTCAGATAAGTGCTCTGGCGGTATACTCTGCCAATCCTCGAACAGAATCTGCAACATAACAACTGCTTTTGCCTGCTCATCCAGTTCCGGGTCGTTCATAGCAATGAGAATGTCAATGATTGCTCGAAAATCCGTTCTGATAGAAAAATCCACCCCACTGATATTTAGTGAGGTGGGTAACTCATAGGCGGTCATTTTGTGTATTTCTCCGTATACTTATTGACCGCTTCCTGCATTTTTTTCTTTCTCTTTTCAATTTCCGGAGTAAGTGCTTCATTGATTTTGTCCAGAACGATATAGGCGAACACCTGACCATTTCCAAAAACAGTTGTTGCTGTGATTGGTTCTTTAAATAAATCCTTAGCTGCTTCGTATCCGAGCATATAATTGATTTTATCCTCAATCTGTCTATTAATCTCCGCCATCTCTTTGCTAGAAGAAACATTTTTAACAGATTCCTGAGCCTGTTCAAAGAAAGTTTCCAATTCTTCCGCTCTTGCTGCAACGTTAATGTCGGTAGGGTTCAGTTTGAATGAGGAGAACACTTCGCCCTGCTTGTTTGTGAATGTGAAAAGAAGAAATCCATCATCAATATTTGTGTTAATTGTTTTTGCCATTTTCTACGTCCTCCTAAAAATTATTCGCTGTCAGCTGTAAATGAGCCGGAAGTAATGTCAAATTTACCTTTGACGCGCTCTCCAACGTAATTAACTGTGAACGGAATCTGATAGCCGGATGTATCACCGCCGTAGGAAGTCGGCACAACATGGCAATCCTGCTTGTATGCTTCGTATTTACCGGCTGTTGCTTCTTTCCAGAGATGTACTTCAACTGCACTTGTTTTCAGATTATCATCTTTAAGACGTTCGTCCACAATCTGCTGAAGCTTTTCGAACAGATCAGACGTGGTATCTGCATAGAATGGATCGGCATCAGAAGAAGCTTCGTAGCCATTATGCTTAAATGTGGATTCTCCAAGAATATTCTTAGATGTTTCAGTATCCGGATTGAGGTCAATATTGTACTCTTCCAGATCTTTTCCAAGGCGCTCATATTTTGGTGTCAGTCCTCCACAAAGAGAACCAGAATCAATGTAATGAGCCATATATTTACGGTCTATTTTTCCTGTAACTGGCATAGAAATGTCCTTTCTGCCTATAACTTTTAAAAGGCTGTGTAGGTTAGCGACTATCTCCAATTGATAGCCGGTTGTTACGTTACATTACTTCATAAATATTTTCGTAGCGTACCGATAATGGCAATAACCAGTCCTGTACGCCACTCTCCTGTGGCTCTAAGCCATAAGAATTATCACGGGTTATACGTTTTATCACTCGTCCCTGTGAAAGCTCTGGAAAAGCAGATAAACGTGTCTCAGCGCTATTTATAATAACTGGTTCTCGACATATCCATTTACCGAGATTATCTAGGAACTTCTGAACAGATAACTTCTGCCGTTCCTTATCGGATGCTGTGCGGTAAACCACATAAAATGGATACTGGCATATCTGATGCATTGTTCCGCATATATCTTCCTTTTCCGAATAGATTAAAGCTCCGTTATCTGCTGAGAACGCAATTCCGGATTCTTTGCCGAGTTCCTCAAATTTGATTGTTTCATTTTCATATAGTCCTGGATACTGGTTCAGAAGTACTTTCATGGCATCTGTCAGAATCTCATATCCAGTTGCATCTTTTCCAATAGGCTTATCCGCCATGTCTGCCACCTCCTGCCTGTGCTTTTACTTTACGAATCCATGTAGCTCCGTATTGCCGTTTAGCGGCATCAAACCATTTAGCTTGTACCTGAGTATGCGGTGATTTTGTATATTGAAGATTCTCCTTTGCGTTCGTCTTGCCAGAATACTGACTCACAAGAACCTTTTCCGCATCGTGTCTTGCCCATGTGCTACCTGTTGCGGGGTCGACCATGGTTTTTCCAAAATAAAGAAAACGTCCATATGGTTCTGCCGCCGCACATACAAATCCAGTCCCTTGCATCGATGTACTTTTGACTCTTGTTCGGTCAATAAAATCTCCCGAAATCATTGGCATAAACTCTATCATACTGTCCATAACCATTCCATCAAGGAGATACTGAGCTTCTTGATACTGTCTGGAGAATCTGTCCATATTCAGCTTGATTTTCATATCTCCATCAACTACGGAGAATCCTTTGAAATGATGAATTTTACTCATATTACTTACCTAGAATTTCAAAGTGCGGAATCAGTGTATATGGGCCACCTACACTGGTAATCTTGAACACGTTATCCTTATTCTCATTCATGTACTGGTAGAATCCATTTCGATAATCACTGTCAGTTATCGTTCTGCCAGTCCACTCACCCTCCCAGAAGAACGATTCATCTGAGAATGTGATAGTGTCTTCCAGAGCGTTGTTAATCTGTCTTTTCCACTCCTTAGGCGGTACATATGGGAGAATCTTACCATCCTTGTCAGTAATGGTTATATCGCCATTCTGGACAGTATAGCGGATGTGTAACTGCGCGTTGTCTGTTGCGTCTGGCCCGTACTTCTTAAGGATTGCTCCCTTGTCCGTAATCAGGTCAACGCCGGATAAAACATGAGGATACCAGTACGCATCTCTAGTTGTGGCACTTTCGTAATAGTTGAAAAGTGTAATTTTAGACGAATACATGATACCCTCTCCTTAATTATTCTTTCTGCGTTGTCTGCTTAATAACCTGATTCACGCCAGTAGCCGATAATCCGTTAAACATACCGACCGCAACCGCTGTGATATAATCCGTTGCCGGGAAGTCCGGGATAACTCCCATCCCGACAGCTCCGAGAATGCCACCAATAACCGCCATGATTACTGGAATCCATTCATCAGAGATTCTTTTTGATGCTTTACAGCCCATTCCTACAATGTAGCAAATCATAACGATTGCTATACATGAGCCTAATGTTGAAATGTCCATCATTTATCACCCCTTAACGCCTGAACAGCATTCATAAAATTAGCTGTATTTTTAGCCATTTTCTCAATATTTTCAGGCTTTTTAAGTTCTTCAATGGTTTCGTGGAACGCCTGCTTTATTTCTGAGTTTTCTCTGAATATCTTTTTCATGTTTTCTCTTGAACACTCAAGACAAATGTCGGTACTCCAATGCGATTTAAGCTCTTTTCCACACTGTCTGCATTTCATGCTCACACCCCCGCATAAAGAATTGGTATTCCATCATCTGTCCTTACTCCCATCAGAAGCGGTAAAGCTGTCTTTAAGAGCAAGTCGTTCGTTTTCTGCGCATCTCCGGCGGCGGCATATACTGCGCTCCATTCTTTTGCACTCGCCCCAATCTGTTGAGGTGTTGCGTAAGAGATGGATTCACTGCTAGAAGATACAGATGTTACAATGCCTGTTGAGATGTTCCCGACATTTATGTCGGTTACATTTGCCGATGCCTGATTGATAGCATTCTTTTCAGCAAGCTCAATCTGATACATTAATTCAGCCAATGAACAGACCGCCTTTTTGATGCGCTTCTGTGAGCGTTCATTTTCTGGCAGTCCATCCACCAACCTGTCAAATGTCATTGTGTCCACAAAATCACTGGCTCTTTCTGCCAGCCGTGGAAAGTCGGATTCTGGCACGACATTGCCGAATGATTCTGTATAGAATTTATAATCTGCATAAGCCATGCCAGTTACCTCCTACATTTATGATTTCGCTGTTACGCTTGCACTTCCGGCGTTCAGTGCTTTGTATGTTCCATCACACTCAACCACTGTAATCTTCTGTCCGGTTGCTGCCTTAATATCAGCTTTTCCGTCCCATGTAGTCCAGTTTCTGAGATTCTGTCCATATCCAACAGTTACTGCGTCTGTTGCAACTTTGTATTTATATACGTTGTTGGTATTTTCTTTAGCCGGATTTACAGTGATTTTTGTATCGCCACTTGCTGTTCCAGCCACGGAATTTACTGTCAGAGTGCCAAGTGTTGGCGTCTCATCAATGGTGATTACTGCGATTGCATCAATGTACTCCGCAAAAAGAGTAAGTCCCATTACTGCAAACGCTTCAGACACTGCTGTGTGGTAGTTACCCTGAGTGTGGAATCCGATCAGGTTTGTCTCGCCAGATACAGTGTATACAAGACCTGCTCTTGCAAAGTCAGATTCGTTCGGGTCAACATAGTACATAACGATGTTCTCAACAGGTGTCGCAATAACCTGTCCTCTTGGAATCTCACTGTCAGATAACAGGAAGATTGTGTTGAATCCCATGAAATCTTTCATATACTGGAAACCGAACTGATTCTGAATAGTAATCTCAGCCGCGCCGAGGTATTCATATACGTCCAGAATATTGACAAATCCAGCGACGCCAGTCACATTTCTGTGCATTTGCTTGAATTTGTTCTCAACACGACCTTTAGCCATTGCCAGAGCCATCTGGAATGTAGTTTCTGTGGAAGTAAGTGTACCGGTTTTCAGATAGTCATAGAATCTGCCGGTAACATCAGTCTGAAGCTGGAAAAGGAACTCGTCGTCAGTCATCTGAACAGCGTTCTCATAACCGTGATCCTTGATTGCTTCGATAGATACAGCTTTTGCGTACTTCTCAATAGTCATTTCCGCATAGTTCTTTTCTTTTACAGTAAACTTGCTGTAAGGGATTTCCTCACCCTCACCAACATTTCCGCTCTGCAAAGTACCCTCTGCGTATTTGGACTTGAGTACAGCACCCGGCTGTTTTTTGATAGGTCTCATGATGCCCAGAATATCACGTAAGTGCTGCCAGTTTCTTTCGAATCTGGTTACAAAGTCAATCTCACGCGCTGTGACCTGAATATCATTACTCATAATAAGATTAGCTTTTGCTGCCATAAAAAATCCTTTCTACCCATAATTGTTAAGGTATTGAGTTAGCGGCTATACTCTGGCGTATAGTCGGTGTAAAAAATCACTGGAATAACTGGATATTCTGAGCGATTGCAGCCTGTCTCTCGGACGGGTCTTTGATCGCTTCGATATCTTTCTTGGTCATGCTTCCCGGTGTCTGCTGCTGTCCAACATGAGTTGTAAATCTTGCCTGATTCTGCTGAGCCTGCTGCTGAGATTCATCTACAAAAGCGGATGCGTCAGACTGCTTCATCTGTTCGATCAGGTCATTTAATCCGAGAATTTTACCGTCTTTCAGTTTTAATCCGGCTTCTTTGATGTCCACCATAACAGACTTCTTTGCCGCCTCACTGGAAAACTTAACATCATCAAGTGCCGCTTTCAGAGCATCTGAGAAATCACGGTCGTAGATTTTTGCATTGAATTCTTTCTCTGCATCTGCCGCTTTCTGTTTCCAAGTCTCTAACTCGGTCTTAACATTTGCCGGGTCGATACCGTCAAAACTTTTTAAGGTTTCTTCTGCTGTCTCGGCACGTTCTTTCCAGTTATCTCGTTCTCCCTCGACTTTTAACAGGGTTTTTGCTACTTCCTTTGCATTCTTGTAATGCTCAGAGAGCGCCTTTTTCACATCTGCCTGTTTATCCTCCGGGATTTCAATTCCAAACGATTTTAATGTGTCAATAAGTTTCTGCATAACATCCTCCTGGTCGTGTTTATTGACCTGCCGCCGCAGGTAAATGGATTAAGCCAGTTAGACCACTGGCGAGGTAATCGGAAAGGCAGGATTCGAACCTGCGACGTCAAGAGCTATGCGCTCTCCGCTCTTCCACCTGAGCTACATTCCGCGCCGCCTTTAACGGCCAGTTGACAGCGCAACTGAGCTGATTTTCACCATAAGGCCTCGGTATGCTTTTTAGGTTTGTCACCTTTAGGATTTTTACAGCAATAACCTTTTTTCAGCATCATGATGTTGCGATTCAGCCAAATCATAGACCGCCTGCAAGCAAACAGCATAATTCTAACCGAATCAAAGCGGAATGCCCGGAATCGAACCGGAGACTAGAGTGCGACTCTGTCAGTTTTCCACTAGCGTACATTCCACATAACCCGGATTCCCGGGTTAGCAAGGTGTTTAACGTGTCATGCCTGCCACGAGTTGTTTCGGATATTTATTTCTTTTTTAAAAGAAAAGTATGAATAACAAAAACCTTAATCAAGGAGGTGAGCCATCTTGCGTGCCAGATGGCAAATACGCACGACAGGATTCGAACCTGTTCAACTTTCCGTTAAAGCGTGCGTACCAGCTACTAAATTAAAGAAAGGAGGATTAAAACGAAAATGTCAAAAACAACCGTTTTACTTGTGCTTCCTGCTGCACAATTACATTATAACAGATTTCTTTTAACTACCTCTCTACCACTTTTGTGTTTTTAGAGCATATCACGGAGTTTTTCTACGTATCTCTTGACAAGATCACGTTCTTCCCGGCACTCTGCATCCTTGGACATATCACTCATTTCTGTTGTAAGTTCGTCCAGATGTTCTTCCAATGCGGCGAGCATCTTTCTTTTGCAGTCTTCAGACTTGCCGGAACGATAGCTCTGTTTCTGCGTCATGTAATCGTCATAAGCATCTCGCCCATCAGAGCGGCTGTAATGTCCTCTAACATAATGCTCACCCCTTCTGGCATAAGAATTACCCCTGTCGTAATCCGGCATCATTCTGCCATCATTTGAGCTGTATCTCCCCATGCTGTCACGCTTTCTTCCACGTTCACTGTAATCGTCATTGTATCCGCCACGCATCTCATCAAGGACAGTGTTGTAGTACTCTACTTTCTTATCCCAGTACTGCGTATTCTTGATATCTTTGTACATATCAATCAGTTTGTATGTCATTTCCAAGTTCCCAGTGGTCAGCCCATTATCAGCAATTTTGGACAGCTCGTCTTCGATTCTTGCACATAAGTCTTTAATATCTCTCATAATCACACCTCCTACGCTTCTCTGGTCACAACAATGTTCGCGTTCGCAACAGAAATAGCCTGATCGCTTGTGTTTTCTACCGCGATATTAACGCAGCATCCGCGAGGCACATCAATATAGATGCCAGAGGACACATTATTGTACTGATTTACTGCTGCCGGTGTGGAAATCATCTGGGAAGAAAGAACCGGCTCACCAGAGATTGCAATTGCCAGAGAAATAGCTCCGACAGTACCGCCTGTTGGAATTGCGATATTACCAGAAAAATCCACGAAGAATCTCGCTTTACACTGGTTAGTCAGTCCTCTTAGAGTGATGATTCCGCTTCCCTCTCTGTGCTGAATGCAGTTAGAACCCTTAACTGCTGTATTTGAAAATACTACGTTTCCATTTGCTGCTACAGTCTGAGCAGCTACACTTGTAAATTCTGCCATAATTTTTACCCCTTTCATATCACAAAAGGACAGGTCTCAGCCTGCCCCTCTGTGTAATAACGGCATAAGCCGACATCCGAAATCAATCGAAAGATACTCTCGATATGAAGTTATCAGCAATTGCATCCGGTGTTGCATCCGCATCCACATCCGTAATATGTGTTCGGGTTAGGAACCTGATATGCCGGAATCGGTGCTGGATTGATTGCATTAATGAGCTGCTGTGTCTGAGAAGCCATTGCAGTTGTGAGAAGTGCGCTCTGGCGATCCTGAGATGCAGCACGTCTGAGATCATTATTCTCAGCCTGCAGACTAGAAATCTTTTCATTGCAAAGATAGTCAAGAATGGCTCTTGTTCCTGCATTCTGACTGTCAATAATGTCTCTTGTGTTACTGTTCATTGTGTTCTGCAATGCGCAGGTATTCTGTGCCATATTGTAGTTTACGCCCTGGATAGCTTCCCTGGTTTCACAACAGCAGTTCGCAAGCTGTGCCTGTAAAGCGTTGGCGTTCTGCATATTCGCTACAGTATCAGCATTGATTGCCTGCTGGATTCCAAAGCCGGTCTGCATGATGTTTGTGTTGATTCCATTAAAACCGGTAAGCATACCGTTGTTCACTGCGTAAAATCCATCACAGAGACCGTTATTGATTCCATCAAGCTTGCTGATTACTGCGGAATTGTCAAATCCTCTCTGAATGTCTGCCTGAGTAGCTGCTGTGGCTATATATCCGCCGCCGTTGCCATTATTACCCCAGCCGTTGTTCCCCCATCCGAAGAAAGCAAAAATGAATAAAACAATAATCCACCAGCTGCCATCTCCACCAAACATGCCGTCGTTATTTCTACCGTTTCCAGTAGCAGCGGCAATATCTGCTAAGCTATAATTTCCATCCATAGTTATAATCTCCTTTATTGTGTATTTACATCAATCTGGCCAGATTGTAATGTACTATTTCATATTCTTCAGCAGATTCTGAAACTGCCCTGCCATCTGCTGAACCTGATTAAGTTGCTGCTGGGAAATCTTTCCAGACTGTAGCATCTTCTGGACTTCTTCCTTTGGGTCTCCCTTAAAATTCTGTTTGAACTGCATAAACTGCTGTATCATTTGCATCGGACCGTTACCCTGCGGCATTCCACCACCAAGTGCGTTGAATAATGGATTACTCATCTGCGTTTCCTCCCTTGACCGCTGATTCCTGCACGGTATTAGCTCTAACAGGTTCAGAAAAAGAATTTAATCGGTTTATGATAGCTTCGTATTTGCCCTTTAAATCATCATATTCCTGTCTGGTGACGTATTTACTGTCCATGTTCTGAACAGGCTGTTTAGGTGGCATCTGAGTGCCTACTTCATGATACTCAAACGTCCGTAATGGCTGTGGCATACCGGAAACGTCCGTGGATTTTATGTAGAACTTTTCGCTCTCACTGTCCATCAGTAAAACACTTGTTCCGGGTGCTACCAGATAAGATTTTGCGCCGACTTCTCCAGACACCCACAGGATGCCATTGTTATTCTGCTGGGGTTGCTGTACTGGTTGAGCCGGCATCTGGACAGGCTGCTGCTGAAACTGATTCATCTGTCCCGGAACACCAAAACTGTATTGATAAGGATTGTTATATAATGCCATCTTATGCACCGCCTTTCTGATTATATTTTTGCACAGAAGTATTAATCTAAGAAGTTCAAAAAAGTATCAAAAAAGTATTGACATATCACCCACTGAGTGGTATGATAATATCAGAAACAAGGAAGAACAAAAATCAAGGAGGAAACAGAAATGAAAAAATTCGAATTGAAACAGGTAGCCCGGAACAATTCCGAAAACTTCGGATGTGCCAAAGTCACAGCAGATTGGCTGTGTGGCGCAGAATCCCAGAAAGATGATTTTATAAAATCTCTGGGAAAGGACTGGGTGAGAATCCCGGCGGAACTTGTTGACGAGACCGCCGAGCAGAATTTTATTTCGTATGCTCGGGCGTATTAAGAGGTAAAACAATATGAACATCAAAGAAATTAGATTAATTTCTGGATTAAGTCAGCAGGCTTTTTCCGATAAGTACAAAATTCCCAAAAGGACAATTGAAAACTGGGAGGGTGGTAAAAGAAATCCGCCTGATTATGTTGTTGCTTTGTTAGAAAGAGTTGTGTTAGAAGATTGCGAAGTAAAATAGGAGGCGTGTAAAATGATTAAGAGAGTAAAACTTGAAACCATTTACAAAATGGCTAAAGAAGATAACGAGAAAATAGAAGAATGCAAAACTTTCCCAGGCGGATGGGATGAAAAAGTCTACGATTATTATAACAAATTGTCGAAAGAATCTTCTGACGTTGAAATGTTCATGGAATTTCTGGGCGGCGAAGATTCACCGTTAGAAATGGCGTACGCATACAGGAGAAACATGTATATCATGCTGTACACAATGAATGCAACAGATACGTTGGCGTTTGCGGATAGCGAATACGATATATTTTACATCGTATCAAAAGACGGTGATGAGTATAATAGTTGGGAATGGTGCTTTACAAACAATATTGACCCGATCAAATACAGGGGTGACGATGGAGACGAACCGGTACCGGAGTGGCTCATAAAAAAATATGAAGAACAGATAAGGGAGGAAAAGAAAAAATAAGGTACAGTAGGATAAAATTTAACTTTCAAATCACTTTTATATGTGGTATAATATAGTAGAGTTTAGTAGTCCCATATTGGAATGTAAAAAGTATTATAAAATTTTACATTATTTAAAGTAGAACCATATTGGAACGTAAAAATAAGGAGGATTACAGCAAGCTCACAACTGTTTTGGAAAGACGCAAAATAAGCCCCTGAGAGATAACCCCGGGGGCTTTTATTGTCGTCTTAACACACTTTGATTATTTTATTATTTACCCTTCGGCTTAACCGCTTTGCTGTTGATATGCTTACATTCATCTGTTCAGCACAGTATTCGAGCGTGCGCTCCTGGCATCTCAGCCGGAACAATCTTTCTTCGTCCGGTGTGAAATTACACTCTATCAAGAACCTGTCTATATCTTTTTTTCGTGAACACATATAATTTCATGAGCATACCCCTTACTAATGCTAACGTTGATTCTGCGCAAGATAATTTGTAAGCTTCTGTTTTGTTTTTTTTAATTCCTCGACGTTATTTCCACTGATCTGACTGTCCAACATTGTTGACAATACTTCCAGAATTAATGAATCTCGTTCCGCGATTCTTTGAAGGCTCTCGTAATCTCGTTTGTCATGCTCTTCCAGCGTCTCTACTCGCTTATTGAGTCGAAACGCCGGAGTAATCCATTTAAAAATTACGGCTGCCGCGCCTCCGACAATAGACACCCCTCCACAGATAGAGAGGAAAATCTGTACAAATTCTGATATGCTCATTTATTCTCCTTTTCCCAGTAATATACCGGAATCTCATTACCGGAATCCCATGTGTCAAAATATTTGCCATCTTGTACCGTCACTACATGACCGTCTATGCAGAGGATGTATGTGCCTGTCGGATGGTCTGCGCAAAAGTCGTTGACTGTATAGATATATCGTTCTGACTGTTCAATTAGCTTACGTCTGTACCCACGTTTATAGAGATACGCGCCCCAAACGTAATTAGCTGATGGCATATCCGACAGAGCACACGCCTGTATCATTAATCCGGCGAATACTGTTTCCCAGTCGAACCCGGTTGCTTTACATATTGCCCGGACAGCACAATCTCCGACTCGATTCCCGGCAGGATTCGGATTGTAATATTCCCATCTATCCATTAGTCAATCCCCTTTGCTGTCTTATATCTCTTTGCCGCTCCTCTGGCTTTTGCGGCGTTCTGGCGGTTCCACTTAGCAATCATAAGTCGGTCTTGCAGTTCCCTCAGGTCATTCTGCTTGCAATAATCTTTGTATGCAGCATTTTGTTTCTGTAAAAGATAAGACTTCCGGTCAAGGTCTTGCTGAAGTGCAAATCTTGTCTGTTCGTCATTACAGTTATCAACCGCCGCTTGCATTCCAAGAACTTCACGCTTCGTTTTGCGGATTCTTCGCTCATAAGTGCGTTGCCGCTGTTCTTTTTCGTACTGTTTGCCTTTGTCAACTTTGTCCTGTGCCGATAGTTCTGCATAAGGATTAAATTCCCCATCACTGGCTCCAAAACTATGCCGACAGTTGACTCCTGACAGTCCGCTTGCCGTTCCATATCCAGTCAATGAGAATGGTGGAAATTTCTTACTCTTGCCAGAACGAGAGTATATCTTGCCTTGCCAAAACGAGTGATTTCCCGGATTCTCGCCGCCGTCACCTGTTCTGGCTCCTATGTGTGCACTGACCAGAACTAAATCCCAGTCCATTTCTTCCATGCGTTTGAGAGATATATCTCCCGTAGCCTGAGCCACACCAGTTCTGACAGAACGTGCAACTGCGGTTTCGATTGTGTCTTTTCTGCCAGATGGATATGTGACGGTAATACCATCGCTCACAACGTTATTAACTGCCTCTTTGATGGCTTGCGTATACCCGACCGCCCCTGTCATCACATGGTTATATGCAAGGTCGCATTGCTCAATATAGAGTCTCTGAGCGGCACTTGCGGTTGTTCTTGTAAAGTTCTTCCATTCGCCCATAGTCGCAAGCATATTCCGTTCCATGAGCCTTATCATAGTCGGGGATTGCTCGAGCGGCACAGGACTTAATCCTGCCGCCTTGTATACTTTATCATCATAGTTCATTGCAGTGATTCCGGCATCTTCAAACGCTTCAATGAGTTCCTGCTGTTCACGTTTGGTGTATTTGGATAATTCTGCCAGAATGTCTTCTAACAGTTCACCGGATTCCTGTAGCGTTCTGATTCTCCACACATCGGCATTGGTTAGGATATAGTCTTCACCCCTGCCGATTCTTGCCATCATTCTGGATACAATCTCAGAGATGATATACTGATGCAATTCTTCCGCAATCTGTTCACTGCCCTCTGTTATCCGGCGTAAATATTCTGGGCTTAACATAATTACTCATCTCCAAACAGTTTTGGTTCGTCTGGCTGGGCTTCTTTAACCATTGCTTTCGCATCGCTTTCCGTCATTCCTTCGAATTTTACAAAATACAGCCATGCCGGAACCTTTCCAGTGGTCACATACTGCCACCATCTTGCACGGTCGTTTTCACGCACATACAGGATATCTCCAAAATCATAATTGACTTCATAAGCCCCAACCGGTGCAAGTCCGTACAGGTCAGCATAAACGTTCAATGCGTAGATAACTTCATCTAGGCAAGACTCCAACTTATCCCTTACATCCTTGACGAACTGCACTGTCCTCTGCTGTTCTGCTTCTACTCCTGTAGCTGTCTGAATGCCGCTAGATTCGTTAAAAACAAAGTACCCGTTGGAGAATCCAATCTTGTACCCTAACTGGCTTAAAATGGCGTTTATGCCGCTTATACGGGTATCTGTGTTGAGAATCGGATTGATTTCCTGATAGAACTCTTTCTCGTCCTGTCCGAATACGTTTTTCACATAATCTGGTAAGCTCATTTCTAAGCATCTATGTTCCATTGCCCGTGGTGTCATAGCGGAGACAGGTGAACCACTCGGCATCAACAATCTGTCATCTGCCAGAACAGTCCTCTTAGAATCAAGGATTTCTTTTGCGTTTCTGCTGTATGCAATGTCGAGGTCTTTTAACTCCTCAATGGCTTCGGCAAATATCGGAAGTCCCAGTGGCGTACTAATATCCACATTGTTAGCCTGCGGTGTCCGCAGTACTCCGTACAAAGCTCCATCCAGTTTCTCACCGTTTGCCTTGAGGATTGGCGGCGTATCTGCCATTAGGTCGGCCCACTTGGTTTGTTTAAGGTCAATCTTGTCTCCGATTGACTGAGGTGATTTTGATACATAAGCTCTGTTGGAAACATAGTACGGATAAGTTGCCGCACCATCTATTGTTGTCTCAACAAACCTGTGATATTCGAGCCTTGTGTAGTATTTTCTGCCAACAGTATAAGAATCCTTGAATATAATCCCTTTGATTTCCTGATTATCATAATCCACAATCATCACATCTGCCGGAGTAAATACGTCAAGGCTCTCGCCGTTCGGCTTAATGAACACGGTTCCGTAAGCGCAGCCATATTCTACCCAGTGCCGAATCTGGAAGTATACCTTGTCTATCTGTTTCTGTAACCATGCCGCCCTTGCAGAACCATCTATCTGAATGCCAATCGCCAATGTTGCAAGTCTGGCAGTCTCAGAACACACAGATTTAGCAAAATTAATCGTTTTGATATTATTCTTATCATCTAGCCATTCTGGCACGCCCCTATAGATGTTCGCGCACCGGTTAATCAGCGATTCCATTTCCGGGAATTCTGCTGCCTGGATATTAAAATCCTCTTCGGCTTGTTTTTTGAAAATCATGTTAAACCACCTTTTTAGTGTTGTTATAATTCCCATTATGCACTCACGCCCCAGTATTTTATCTCACCCTGCCTACGTGCTTCTGCTGCTTCTTCAAGCGTGTCATGCCTGCCTAGATCAACTTTTTTATTATCTACATAGATTGTTGCTCTATATTTCCCTCTGTCCATGGAAACACCAGTAACACCAGTTGAATTTATTTTTTCCATTCTTTTGTTTCTTGCCTGCTGAGTCCATGTTGCCCATCTGCAATTTTCTGGCGAATAGTCCGAATTTGTGTCTATTCTATCAATACTCAAATTATCAGCATATCCATTTTCTAATGCCCATAGAACAAACGCTTCTGAACTTTTATTCCATTCTTCGCAAACCCTTATCCCTCTCCCGCCGTAATCCTCATAGTCTTTGTCATTGGGATTATTGCATCTCTGGCGAATCCCTTGCCATATTTTATATATTCGTCTATATTTTAGGCTATATCCTCTTTTAAGCATTAGTCCCTCTTCTCCTCCATAATGATTCTGTTGCGTATCTACAAGCATCGACTAAATGGTTGTTCTCGTCAGGATATCCACTTATAACGTTTCCATCTTTATCTCTTTCATATTCGTACTCTGAAAACTCTTTGTAAGCGTTAGGTGTTCTTTTGGGGTCAATAACAATAGTTCTTGTCTGAAGCCATTTCATAGAATACTCCACACTTCCAGGCCCTTTTATCGCACCCCTTGCTGGAAGTCCAAAGTCTCTATAATCATTGATTGATTTAGGCTCCGCAGAATCGCAAGTAATAGTATAATCATCGTATTTTCTTTTTAGAATCTCGTCTGCTGATTTCCTATTACTCCATTTGTTTTCGTAAATTTCATCAATTAGATATATCTTTTCAGTGTTATGATTGTAATACAAACGTATAAAAGCATACGGGTCAGGGAAGAATCCCCAGTCACACCCCTGAAATATTTTGTCCATGCGACTGATTTCTTCATCTGTAATATCTCTAATCTCCAGATATTCAAATACGTTTCCGCCGTCACCATTCGGAACGCCCAAGTATTCATGCTCATAGGCTTCTGGATTGATTTCTTTCAGGTGCGCTGCATCGTCAATAAACTTCTGTCCGAGCCACTCCGCCGGAGCTTCCAAATAACTCGAATGATGGATAACTCTTTTCGGGTTAGGTGTAAGCTTGATCCTGTTTACCCAGTTTGATTTTGATTTTGGTGGGTTATATGATGAAAAATCATAGGATTCATCGCCGCCACGAAGCACTGACTGATTAACAGAACGTTCCTGGGCATCTCCCTTCATTTGGTCTTTTTCTTCTTTCCAGAGGATTCCGATATATCCAAACTCCGGCTTAATAGATTTCAGTTTGGTTTCATCGTCCAGACCACGGAAATATATTGTCTGTCCCGTCTTAATATACTTAATCTCAAGTGGTGACACCTTGCATTCAAATTCTTCCATTAGCCCCAGTTCGTTGATAGCCCATTTCATGTTAGCATATACAGAATCTTTCAGAGTACCGGCCACCTGTCTTGTAATGCAGGCGTGCATCTGAGGATTGTTCTTAATAAGTTCAACAATCTTAAAAGCTACGAATGAAGATTTCAGACCGCCTCGACCACCCTCGAATACATATTCGATATTAGGCTTGATTTGCCGGTTAATATCCACGAATGCCTTACCAAGTACTCTGGCAGGAAGCTCATATTTGCTTTCGTCTGATTTTGATACGGCTACCAACTGTTCCCATTTGTCCACTGCCTGCATATTTCCTTTGATGGCTTTATTATATACGGCAGCTACAATACAGGCATTGTTATTTGCATCCTCATCAGATATTCCCATTTTTGTGAGTTTCTTCTTTGCAGCAGTCGGAGCAGGGTTCTCAGCTATCATTTTTGCTAATTCAGAAAGGGTTTTCTTTTGACGGCGAGACTGACCAGAAGCAATGCCGCCTTTTTGGCCGTTTTTCGCTGCTTCCTCACTGCTTCGACCAGGTTTAAAAGGTTTTAAATTTTCCTCGTTTGCCATCCTATTAACATCCAATCATATCCTTTCTGAATTAAAACGCCCTAGCATAGTTATAGTTATATATACTATAATACCATACTAGGGCGTACATAGCTCTCTACCACTTTTATAAATTTTTAAGTTTTTTAAAGTCTGCCAATTAATTTGGCCAGATGATAATATTCCGCCATGACCTTACGTTTGTAGCCATAGAAGTCATTTTCCGTTGCGGGAACTGTCCTGATCTTTTCCATTGTCCGATAGCCGATACCGTTCACGATGCTGTCATAGATTTGCGATTCGATGCCGGGTGCATATTTGATAGATACCTGTAACAGATTATATTTATCGCTCTCACTAAGATTCCGCAAGTGACTTTGTAATGTCGGCATATCATCCGGCGGCACTCCGTAGTCAATCAGTGTTGCCTTTCTCAGTTTCATTTATTTCACCTTCTTCATTCAAGCTCCAGTCACATGGCATGCCTCGAAAACATTCTGGACAGTATTCGTAGAATCCGCAGCCTTTGCAATCCGCTGGCTGTCCAGTACAATATTGCTGTAGTACGTGGTATGCTGATATAGCAAGGTTTGGCGTTATGTCTGGTGTAGGTTTGTTATTCATTTCTTCATCTCCTCCAGTTTCTTTACCGTTTTCCTGTAATCTCTGTTTGCAGACCGAAACATCATCAGAAGTATTTCAGATACAGGCCTCGCTCTGTTGGCTCGTTTGGCTTTCTTGGCACATATAAGTTCGTTTCCTTCTGGGACATATATTCCTACATGATACGGGATTTTCAAAAATACTGTTGCAGCTAATTCCCCTGGCATAACCAAATAATTGTAATCTCCAATGAAATTCAATCCATGGCCAGATTTGAAATCTTCAATAGATGACTTGATTTCATAGCAATAGCAATCACCTTTTTCTATCCCGGAAACACTATTGTTCACTGGAACAAATTTCATATAGTCCACTCTAACTGCATGGTTTGTAGAATAATCAAACGTCACCTCTTTTGCCCAGTAGATACGAGGATCGTTGTTCGGATTGATTTTCTTTTCAATCATGGTTGATAATTCTGCCGTAATCTCAGGCCTTGTCATTCTTCATCTCCTCCAACTTCTTCTCAGCTTCTTCACGGGTGAGGAATACGGTTTTTCCAAATTGATTAGCATAAGTGTCTGCATTTATAGACGAAAGATAAGTTGGATACACATAATATTCTTTCTTACTATCACATTCGTATTCACAGCCACTACAACTGTATTCATCAAATCTTGAACCGCATTCTGAGCAGACTGTCCATCTGGAAGATATGAGATATATTTCTGCATTCTTATCAGCCGGCAATCTCACAAGCAATCCCTGTTCTTCTAAGTCTTCATAAGTGGCAAGCTTTTTAATCATATTCTTTACTGTTTTGCAATTTCCTGCGCCCTGTGAGCAACTATCGCAATATTCACCACACTCAAACTCTCGTTTTTCGTTATATGTGATACTATCATCTTCACATTTTGTTAATCTCTCCATCTACTTCACCTCACAAAAATATATTCTTTTCTTCGCGCTTTTTCATACATTCTTCGCAAATAAAAATTGTTTTCGGATACCTAAAACAGCTATCATTAAGCATCGGATAATCCGGTTCATACGCTGTGGTTTTCCATTTGCCACAAACATTACACTTTTTCACAGTTTCGTTTATATTTATTGCCATGCATCATTCTCCTCCTGTAATCTCATCAATGCACTGATTCCAGCCCTCCGCAAAGCCAGCATCGGATGTATTGGCCGGATAATCTCCATTGTCTTTCTCTGGCAAATCCATAAGCGGACACCAGTCAGGTCTTGATTTACTTTCGCAATCATAATGCTCTTCTGTTATGAGTCTCATGTCACTATCTAAGCATTCAGCTAACTCACAGCATCCCTCATATTCAGAATCGCCGCAGTATTCAGTTCCAAATGGACAATCATAGCAATTCTCCGGCGTATCAACCACTAATACTGATTTACTCATGATTCCTCCTGTAATAATTCTGGATTGTTGAAAATATTCCCAACTACTTCATAATGTTCCAGATCGAATTTATTAAGATACTGTCTGTCTACACTACCAGTTTCGTGCCCTACCCATCCGGCAACGTTCCATTCAACGGTCTCATATGTTACATCTTCCGGATAAGATTCGTCCAAGTGCGCCATCAAAATGTCATTCTCCCAAATCTTCTTCCCGTTCTTGTCGCAAAGTCCCGTGAACTGGCAGAGGGTTTCTATATCAATTCTATCGGTATATACTGTAAACCGATCTGAATCCTTTCGATAAAAAATAATGTCCTTCCCACCTATGTGATATTGATCTCTTAGGTAATATCCCTCAACCCATTCGCCATTATTAACCCTCTTTGCCTTGAAAAGAATTTCTCTCATTCAACTCCACCACCTTTTACAATTTCAACAGCTTTATCAATTGCATTTGCAATATTTTTGTAAGCGCAATCTTTGTCTGCATCGCCTGTATTTGCAATTGTTAGGAAGTATCTCATTTTTAATCCTTTTAACTGCTCCACAACCTTATCTACATCAAAAACTGTCGGCTGTTCGTCAATAACTGCACCTATTGCAAAATCCATATCCGAATTTCCAAGAGAGTCAATTATTTTGTCTGCATCAATCAGTCTGCTCATATTCTATTCTCCTAACTGTTTTAAAATTTCTTTTGCAATTTTATTACTTTCCTGCATGGAAATTCCCCATCCATTATATTTTCTGTGGCATTCATCACAGTTCCATTCACCATTATCACTTTCTTTAATTTCGCTATTGAATCTGCAATTATCGCAATACATATGATCGAGAGTGCCGTAAATGATGTTTGCAATATCGTCTTGTTTACTATTAGCATCATCTACGTGTTTCTGCTTAGTTAAATATTCAAACGCTCTCAGCTCATTTTTCCCGACCCATTTAATCCATGCACCGCAATCCCCGCAATACAATCCCGTATTATTCCCAACTTTCTTGGTAAAAAGGTTTTTACTATTGCACTTTGGACATTTATATTCTTTCATTTATTTTTCCTCCCACACTCCCAATAACCGCATTCTCTCATACAGTACAGCGACGGTCTTGCGTCTGTATCCGTAAAAGTCTTTCGGATTCATCGGGATATATCTTTCTCTGCTGATTTTCCTGTAACTTTTCCGGTGCAGGATATTTTCAATAACCATATCCGCTATCACCGTGTTTTTCGGGCAAGCTGACAAGGCGGCACTAGAAAGCAGGTATCCGTACTCTGCCGGGAAGTCTTTCAGCATCGTATTCAGTTTTTCTATGTCTTCTGCCGGAATACCGTAGTCTTTCAGCTTTTTATTCCTTGTCAGCATACCGTTCTCCTTTCTAATCGTCTGGGTGGTGCTTATCGTACATGATCGCCACACATACAAGACCAGCCACTCCGAATATGATTCCAAGTGTAAGTCCTAATAAGAATGTAATCATGGCTCGTCCTCCTCAACATAATCTTCGCAATCCTCTGTATATTCGTAGCTATCCATCATATCACACCGGTTATCGCAACCGTCTTGTTTCTCACAGCAGATACAACATTGCGTTTCACCGTCTGGACACTCTAATTTGCAATATCCCATTTAGTCCTCCTTATATGGCTTTGGAAATATTTTCTTGCAATTCGATTGTTTGTTCTTATATTGCTCACTGACCGGAATCCAACCATTTTCTTTCTTGTCCTGTTCCAGATCATCCTTAAGTTGTTCTATCATTTCCAGAACATCACTTGCTAAAACCATCTGGTGGTCATCCACAAGTTTCTTCATGAAATCATGATAATCCGATAATCTGTCTTTGATATGACTCATGCTTCCACCTCACTATCTTCTGGCATCTGAAAGACCATATTCTTTTTAAAATTTTTTATAAGTTCTTCGGAACCATTGACGTGAATATCGTTTGATTCTACAATTGTTCGATGTCCTGTAAATCCTGTCAAAAAAGTACAAGTAATTTTGTATTCTTCATAAGCTTCCTGAATCATATCCAGTACTTTCATGGCTTTTGCTTTGGTGGAATATTCTCCGAG